AGACGCTATCATGGAAGCGATGCGTAATGGTACTTTTGTATATGACATGTCGAAATAAGTGTTGACACAACCTTAACGATATGTATAACTTATGGCATACACGTTTATATACTAGAATGCGTGTATGCTTCTAGAGGTAGGGCTGCAGGGTAAATCCTCCTCCTACCTCACCAAGCACACTAGCCACTTAAAGAACTACCCTACAGAGTAGAGGCCCAGCGCACACAGGACGGCCATCCTTAGTGCGGTGATACCCTCGAAATAGCTAGGCCTCTTTCGTGGATATGATGGCTTACTTTCACAACCCAAACAAACGTCATATCACAAGGAGAACTTAATATGGCATTCGCAGCAGAAGGTGCGTGGGGCAACCTGCCTAATGGCAACTTTTCCCCCGTAATTTACTCCAAACAGGCACAGATTGCATTCCGTAAGGCTGCAACTGTTGCTGCAATCACCAACTCGGAATACTTTGGTGAGATCGCAAACCAAGGCGACACTGTTCGCATCATGAAAGAACCCGAGATCACCGTGAACACGCTGAAGCGTGGCACGACTCTGGCGACTCAGGTGCTGAACGACGCCGACTTCCAGCTGGTCGTGGACCAGGCCAACTACTTCCAGTTTGAACTGGATGATATCGAAGAGGCTCACAGCCACATCGACTTCATGAAGCTGGCCACTGATCGTGCAGGCTACCGCTTGGCCGATACCTATGACCTGGAAGTGCTGGCCTACCTGTGTGGCTACAATGCTGACGGTACTGCACGTACCACTGCTAACGGCACCAAAGCCGATGCAGCCGCTGGTAACGACGAACTGCTGGCAGCTAACAAGCTGGACATCACTTCGTTTGGCAACATCACCACCGCTGGTTCGGCAGGCGACTCGATCCCTGTTGCTCCTCGCTTTGGTGGCGCTACCGCAGCTTCGGCTACCACTGCAACTCCTCTGCAGGTGATTGCACGCATGGGTCGCCTGATGGATCAGCGTAACGTTGACACTCGTGGCCGTTGGTTGGTTGTCGATCCGGTATTCGTTGAAATGCTGAAAGACGAAGACAGCCGTGTGCTGAACGCAGACTTCGGTGGTTCGGGCCTGATGAACGGCCTGGTGCTGAACAACCTGCATGGCTTCCGTGTATATGTGTCGAACAACACTGTACAGGTTGGCACTGGTTCGGGTACTTCGGGTGCAACCGCTCAGAGCACCAACTATGGTGTTATCGTTGCTGGTCATGACTCGGCAGTAGCAACTGCAGAGCAGATCAACAAGGTTGAGTCGTTCCGGTCGCAGACCAACTTCGCAGACGTGGTTCGTGGTATGCACCTGTATGGCCGCAAGATCCTGCGTCCTGAGGCTCTGGTTACTGCTAACTACAACGCTGCCTAAGTGACACTACAGGAGGCTGGTGCTTATATAGCACTGGCCTCTTTGTGTCTTTACTTTTGATGTACGAGGATTCCTATCATGGCAATCACCACGGCAATGTGCAATAGCTTTAAGCAAGAGCTTCTTGGCGGTATCCACGATTTGGATACTGACGTTCTTAAGATTGCACTTATTAAGAATGCGCCTTCGGGTTCTTACGGGGCCAACACTACTAACTATAGCGATTTGACTGCTAACGCTGATGAGGCTGTAGGTACTAACTACACTGCTGGCGGTCAAGATCTAGACTCGGCTACTATTTCACTTTCGGGTGGTGTCGCTTTTGTTGACTTTGCAGATGAGGTATTCAGCAATCTGACTGTCTCAGCAAATGGCGCTTTGATTTACAACTCGTCTAAAGGCAATCGTGCTATTGCTGTATTTGACTTTGGCGGGACTGTTACTTCTACTAGCGGCGACTTTACTGTTGTATTCCCTGTAGCAGACTCTTCTAGCGCTGTTATTCGCATCAGCTAACATATATACAATAGGGTAGTAAGTCATGGCACTAATTGTAAAAGATCGTGTTAAAGAAGTCACATCTACATCAGGTACAGGTGAGTTCCTACTTGGTGGTGCTGATGGTTCTTACGATACGTTTGCTTCTCATCTAGCAGATGGTGACACAACATACTACTCTATCGTACATAGCAATAGCAGCATTGATGAGTGGGAAGTAGGTATTGGTACTTACAGTACAGCTAATAACTCTATTGTGCGTACTACTATCTTATCAAGTTCCAACAGTGGTTCTGTTGTAGGTTTTTCGTCTGGAGTTAAGAATATCTTCATGACGTTGCCTGCAACACTTGTGAATGATATTACTGCTACGTCTGGTGCTTTAACATCCATCAATACCGTATCTACTAACATCGCAGCTGTTCAAGACGCAGCCACAGATTTAGAAGACATTAATAGTGCTCTCATTCAGATTGCTACAGATTATGCAGACAGTAATGATCGCTACATTGCAGCACACGGAATTTAAAACATGGCAGCATCAGATCTAATACCCGCACTGCAGACAGCCGTTAATAGTTTTAACACTACTATTGACGGTAAGCAAACTACTATTGATGGTAAAGTTAGTTCTGCTGGTACTTTTAAAGATACAGCTTTCAGTGCTAAAGACACTGCTGTTGCTGCAGAGGATACCGCAAAGGGTACACTGAAAGCAATTTACAATGACGTTGAATCTGCTAAGTCTGCAGTAAATCACCAAGACCTAGCTGCACTCGCTGCAAGTAAAGCAGTCACTGCTGTTGATGTGTTTGTTTATGATACGTCTAAAGATAGTGACGGTGGTGCATGGCGTAAGCGCTGCACTAAGCTGTCATGGTATAATGAACCACTCAATACTGCTACTCGTGGATCACGGCGTGAGTTCCCGTCAGTGGCTGTGATTGTGGCTGAGAGCAATAAGGTCACGATCTATGACGGTGACGACCCAAGCCTGCCAATGTGGATGGTGTTCGGCCTTGGGGCTGGAAGCCTTCTTACGTCATTCAACAGCGTTTCTATGCGAAACGGCATCATGTGCGCGGGGTCTCCGGCGAGCATTAACTACGC